GAATAAAATGAACCAAAAAGAATTTAATGAGTTTTTTGAGTTAGCAATGGAAAAACTTGCTGATGCAATAGGGACAGACCCATTGGAGTTATTGAAATGAGTAAAGGATATACAGAAGAAAAAATAATGATCAGGGCTATGCCATGTCCAAAATGTGGTGCAAAGCCAAGAGAACATTGCAAAAGGCCACCAAGAGAAGATGGTTTAATAAGAAATCACAATGAGCGTATGCTGTTATGGCATAAATTTATTAAAGTAACACAGGAAAAATGAGGTAAATATATTATGACTTTTTATACATTTTTAGTAATAACATATGTCGTTGCTGGCGTAGAGATAGAAAAGAAAACTTTATATAAAAACGCATATGAATGTGGAGACGCATTAGAAGCCGCATATAAACCATATGAAGATATGGACAGCATGGCGCAATGTATTGAAACAGATAAAATATCTGAAATAAAAATAAAGCCAAAACTAAGGCCAAAAAATTTAGGAATTAAATAAATATGTGGTCAAATCTCAAACAGGCAAAGCCAATCAGAAATGAAAAGTTTCTAAATAAAATTAGGCAAAGAAAATGTGTAATCTGTCAAAAATTTGGAGAAGTGCAAACAACAATGACAACAGCACACCATGTAATACACGATAGAAATAGCGGTGGCAAAACCTGTGATATGCGTGCAATACCTTTATGTGATGGACACCATCAAGGAATGTGGGACACTACAAAGGTAGCTATACACAAAGAAAAAAAGAAATGGCGTGAATTATATGGTGCTGATTGGTCATATTCTGATTAATATAATTGGAAATTATTATGCAAATTTTTCCAGATCATCCCATTGTATCTTTACATGAGTCTCCGCTTTCTGATCTAGCTTACAATAACTCTTAAAAGCAGACAAATGCCAAACCTGTGCATCATCCCTATAAACAACCTCATTACACCCATCTAAAACAGCTTTAGCTAGGTTATCAATATCAGGCTTAGAAGGAACTAAAACGCCTGACTGACAAAGAATTGTTTTAGTTTTTGTATATGATTTTGGCACATCAAAATAAAATGACACTATAACGCTAACCCTGCGATCAGTAACTTTTAGCCGAGAGTTCTGCATAGCAACCCAAGCGGTCTGTTTAATTAGAGTTTCTCTCTGGCGTGTTTCTTTCGGGGTATATGCGTGTCCTTGCTTTGTAAATCTTGGTCGAGCCTTACCAATTGGTTTTCCAGCTACAATAAATTCACAATTTTTAATCGACATAATATACGCCTGTTAAGATTATTAACATCTATAAAGCATTTATATACGCATTAGAAGTGCAAATATGGGGGTCTAATACGTTTATTTATAATTATATTAAAATTATTGTTGACATAGTTAACAGTAATCATTATAAAGTTAATATAATTTATGAGAGGACAAATTATGATTATAAGCGATAAAAAATTTTCAAGCTTGGATGAAGCAAATGCTCACGGCAACTTCATCGCAGAAAATACTGGATGGGATTACATTGGCGCAATCGTATCTGGCTCAAAAAATAATCTAACTTTTACAGCACAGTGGAGATACTAATGCAAAATCAAAAATTTCAAACCTTAAACTTTTTACGCAATAGCAATACAGGAATAACTTCTTGGGATGCTATCTCGACTTTTCGTATAACGAGATTAGCCGCAAGAATTTCTGAATTAAAAGATGATGGTCACACCATAGAAACTATCATGGAACAAGATAATGGCACTGGCAAAAGATACGCTAGATATTATCTAATCAAAGAGGCATCGTTATGAAAATTTATTCACCGGAAGGTAACTTCGATATAAACTGGAACCCAGCAAAATATAAAACAAAGGGTGGTGCGGCTAAAGCTTTATACAAAGAACTTTGCCGAATTTGCAAACTTCAAGGCGCTGACCCTAAATGGGAAGTCTGGATTAAATCACCAATTGAAAGCACAGCACATGGATATGTGCAAAATGCTTGGCACGTTTGCTGGGAAAGTGGACCTTATGATTGGGCAATAAATGTTTTTGCAAGCGCAGATTGGGGTCATTGCGAAACTTACTGGGGCTTTGATTTAGCCTTTTATGAATAGGGGGTGCGATATGGATAAGGTTGCACCTATGGCTGATGCACATAAAGATTATCAAGAGTTTAGAAAACAATATGAAGGTCAGCTAATTTTTGCTTACCAAGCGTATTCTACAGAAGAACTCTTGGCGCACTTAAAAATGTCTGAAATAGAAAGAGACCATGCCAGCGCAAACTACCGCAGAACTGGCTGGGCGCACCATAAGGAAACCAAAGAAAGGTTTTCAAGAAATGCTGAAATTTATAAATTTGTTTTAGCAAATAGAAACGGAGGTAATAAAAATGCAGATTAAAGGGGCAAGAACTATTTTGGAAAAACGCTGTAAGTTTTATGGTAAAGACTTACCTTGGCTATTTCGTAAGATTAATGAAGGTTGGGATGAACCTGATAACGTAAAGCGTGCTATGAAGGTTTATCAAGCTCACATTCGAGACCAAGACTATTGGTTGCAAAAATATGGGCGCTTTATGTAATGACATCTGAGATAAAAATAAGACAGGAGAAGAAATGAAAAACTACGTGAAAGAATTCATGGAAAGAAAAGGTAGAAAGCCTACAGAAGCAGAACTTGGTCAAATGATGCACATGTCTGCGAAGGGAACGGCTGGTGCAAAAAAAGAAAAAGAAAGTGTTTATGCATTTGGCAAAACTACCCAAACTCACAATAATTTAGGTGGACGCACAAAGCAAAAAGTTAAATTAAGTACCAATGCAAAGCGTATAAATGATCTTTTGCATAAAAAATTTGATGCAAAAACAATTTCTGTTATATTAGATTTAAGAGAATATTCGGTTAAGAACATTATAAAATACGCAAGATTACCGCGTACACCAGATCAAATACTTGATTAATCGTGTGGGTGGCGTTGTTAATAAAATTAGCGCATTTTGGTAGCAACATGAGGTCAAAAAATTTTAAATCGCCCGATATTAAAATAAAATTTTGATTTCACCACCCACACAACTTTAAACCATAAATCTCGCAATAATACAATTCAAAATTCTTAATTTTCAGTAAATTGTTCTGGCCTTAGACCAGCCATTGCAGTCAATCTTCTTAGTTCTTCTTTACCTTTTTCATTTAACTGATTGTCTTTATTTAAAAAATTATTTTCATGTAAATCAATTTCAATGTGCAGATATGGTTTGCGACCACATATCATAGCAATAAGACCACCTAGTCTTGTTATTTGCTTTTGTGATAACTTTCCCTCATGACCCAATACTGTCTTCATGTTTTAGCCAATTAACTTATAATAAGTTTTATTTCCAACAATACAATCAACAGTCAAGCCATTGTCCTCTTGCCACTCCATTACTTTTGCTTTTGTGACCAAACCAAAAACTCCATCTTCGTCAAGACCCAAAGCCCTTTGTATAGATTTTACATGACTTCCAGTGCTACCAACTTTTACTAAAACTGGTGTTGGCCTTGGAATATATGTACCATCCAAAATTTCTAAAGCCTTAATATAATGGTGTCTCCTATCCTCTAGTCCTATAGTGCCGCCATTAACAAGCTTAGTCATAGTTAAAATATCACCATCGTCTGCTGATCTATTTATGTTTCTACTATCCCAATACCAACAAGCACTATGCAAAGCACCCATATTTGTTTCCAAATATTCTATAGTTTCATCCACATCTTTTCCAATATCATTACCAAATCTTGTGACGTTTGAACGGCCTGTTAATTGAATGACCCCTCGACCTCGAAATTTCCAGCCATCATTTGACTCTGTGTCGCCATTAGACATCCTATTAGCGTAAACTACGTTAGCTATGTCTTGCGGCTTTCTGTGGTATTTCTCTGCGTCTCTACCAGCATTTTTAAAGTATTTAGGAAAGATTGCATTCAAGCCTTTTGCCGAATAATTCAAATTTTCTTCTAAAACTTTAAAATTTAAACTTTCGTGACCGCATTGAGCAATGAAACCAGCAATACGCGCTGGAGTATTTATTTCATATTCTGGCAATAACTTCTGCATTGGTTTAACCCAATCTTGCCAATTTTTATTACCATGAAGTAAATCTTCTATTTGATCATCAGTTAATTTCATTTTTTACACCTATAAAAAAATTATTTTTTGCCGAATACTTTCGCCGCACCCTTAATACCAAAACTTGCCGCAACAGCAGAACCTACAAAATATTGGTAAAAAGAAGGCATATTCTGTAATGCAACAAAACCTTCAGCAACAACAGTTCTGCCCCAATCACCACAAAAACATAAAATCATAGGGAATGTAAGTAAAATAACCAAATACTCATCTTTCCAACTATTGTGTGAACCTTCAGCCATTATCTTGTCCCAATCAGCTTCACTTGTAGCTTGTGACAACATTATTTTGGCTTGAGCATCTGCTTTAGCTACTTTCATTTTAGTTTCAGCGGCTTTTTGTTCCATTTTACCTTGAACAAGACCGCCAACAATATTGGTTATCGGTCCAATTAAACTACCTATCATGACTGCATCCTTCTCTTATCAAGTAATTCTTGCAAATCTTTCTTCTTAGTGCCACCATCATACATCCATGCAAAACCTTCATCTATAAGCATTTGATTTAGAGATACTGTAGCATCAGGGTTCATATACAAATAACCAATCATACGCCCAAATTTTCCATCTTTTTCAGTTCGCACGATTAATTTATCAGCATTCATTATTAGACTTTTAAGGTAATCTTTGGCCTGTAAGCCCAATTTCTTTTCTTCTAAGTCTCGAGTTCTACTTTCTGGTGTATCTATACCACCCAAACGAACACGTTCTTTTTTAGTCAAATCAAAGCCTAGATCAATTTCTACATCTACAGTATCACCATCAACGACCTTTAAGACGTTTTTCACAAAGTATTGGTACATAATTAATCACCATTTTTTGGCTTAGAGCCACCCATTTTAGTAACACCAAAGAAAACACCGACCACACCAGCAACACTTAAAAAGTATATACTAGCCATATCACCAATAATATTTGCGGCTTTATCTAAACCAAGGCCAGCAGTTGCTACAACACCAACTGGATATAACAACATACCCCATAAACAGAACCATGCCATAGCCCTTTGTGAGTCACGTTGTGCGTCTTCATCTTCCATGATCTTACGGCGATTTTCTAGCTCGAGTGCATCCCACTCTGATTTATCAATAGTTCCACTACCATCTGTATCAATTTTATCAAACTCACTCATTTTATACTCCTAGTCTGCCAAGGGGTTATCTAATGCCCTTTGTAACTTATCAATTAACTTGTCTTCGAGTTCTTTCATTTCACTGTTCTGCGAAACTCTAACACGTTCTCGCTGATTTTCAAAACGCTGATCTGCATTATCTATTAATGTTCTAGTATCTGAAATATTACTATCCATCAATTTTCTGACCTTTGCTTCATATTCTCGCAACAAATTATCAACATTATCTTCAATTATACGAACTGTGTCTTCTACTCTATCTGATTGTTTTTCAATATTTAAAATATCTGAACGCAATCCATTCTTTATGTCGCGTGTATATTCTACGCTTTCCTCAACCTTTACAGAA